ACTCTTCCTTAGGGGTGGACAGCTTGGTTTCGTATTCACGAATCTTTGCTTCGTACTCCTGGCGAATCTTATCCACGTCAGCCATAGGCTGTACAGGAGGATGAACCGTAGAATGGTCGATAGGCGTTGGGTCAGCGTGAGCTGACTCAACTGGTGGTGCGGGTGTAGGCTCCGCAGTTGGTGTATTATCTAAAGAACTTCCATCTGTTGGGGTGGTAGATTCCGATGGTGCGAATCCTGACGCAGTGGCGAACTGCTTTGCAATATCCGATTCAGTCATTTCAGTTAAGTGTTATTATCTTTGATACAAAATTATACCTGGCTCACTGCCAAGAATTTGTAAAAACTATGGGAACAAAAGAGAATCTGTTTACCTTCAATAAGATTCATATAGCGAAAGGGCTACGTGGACTAAGGAGAATGAAGGGCTATACACTAGAAGAGTTGGCGTGCTGGACTGGTAAGGACGTTGGCTATCTGTCAAGAGTTGAGAACGGCAAGTGCGTACCTAAGATTAAAACACTTAGTGATATACTATCGTTCTATGAGATGACTATTAAAGACTTCTACTTGAAGCTTGATAATCTCATTTAACTTCTTGCGGGAAGATGTTGGGTTCTACCTTACCAGCCGCTCTTACGATTGAGTCTTTCTCAAAGTCGTAGCCACCACCACCCTGTGAGGGCTGACTCTTAAGCTTCGAGGCCAACTGAATCTTCTCGATGTCATATTGAGATTCAAGGGCAGCAGTCTTACGCTTCTCATTCTCAATCTCTTTATCGTTACGCAGTCTAAGGTCATACTCCAACTGCAAAGCTTGAGACTTGAGTTGCATTTCCATTTGCATAGTCTTCTGCTTCTCACCTTCTGCAATCTGTGCAGCCTGAGCTTGAACCTGTGCGTTCTGCTGTTGCAGCATCATAGATGATTGCTCCTTCTCTTTACGACGCTTAGCCTCACGGATAGATAGAAGCTGTTCTGCTTTGTCTACGTCCTCTCTAAGTACGCGGCGAACTGCGAATACGTCTTGAGTATTCAGCAAGCCAGTCTCCAATCCCATCATCAGAAGCTGCTCAACTCGAGCGCGCTCTTCTTCATCTGGTAACATCTTAACAGAGATAGCGTAGTCAGCCAAGGACAGCTTGTTCAAGTCAATCTGTTCTACTGTAGCATTACCTACCATATTCTGGAACACGTCCACATTGATACCGTCTCTAATGAGCTGCTGCGCGAGATTAGCAACGTAACGAACCATCTCCTCATTAATGCGGAGATATGCGTTGTAAAGGCTTCTAAGGGCGTTCCTGTGGGCTGATACGGCTAGCTTCTGCACACCAATCAAAGCCTTCTTATCTGGCTGCGAACCATCGACTGCATCATTGAGTCCAATGGTTTCTTTCATACGCTCCAGTGCAGCGTTGTATGCTTGGGTAAGAACCATAATAGATTGGTCCAAACCATTAGGCAAATCCTGTACTGGTCGGGTATTAGTAATCGGTGTACCATCCTCACGTACCGAGCGGTAGTAGATGTCACCAATCTGGTCGCGGATAGCGCGAGCATCAACGGGCTTGAGGTTACCCATACCCATACCTTGCAGTCCGCCAGTGATGGCGTCAATGTCAATAGCAAATCCAGAAGGTGCAGCCTTGGCAATAATCTGTTGCATCTTCAGCTGGATACGAATCATCTCGTCAGCAAACGGAATCATCTCTTCCACCTTGGACTTGTTCTCCATATCGTAGATATCGGGAGCACAAACAATAAAGCCAAGGGATGTGTTAGTAGAATACTTGTCGTTGATACGCTCACGAACGATGTGCTGCTTCTTACCGAAGTCATACATATAGTCAGTACCAACAATGTACTTGGCCTGATATACGTTCTTTATTTTCTTGCGGATAATCTCACGCTTACGCTTAGGGTTTGCGGGAGGAACAAAGTTAACTGGTTTCTCTTGGAAGTAGAACCCTCCGTTCTTAGCTTCCATCTTTTGGAAGACAACCTCATCCGTACTAAAGAACTCGAAGTCAAGAACACGCACACGGAACTTGTCGTACTTTGTGCTGTCTACTTCGTTGTTATAGTACACGTGAGAACCATAGCTCCAGCTAGGGTTGTCGTAGCGACCAGCAACAGACTTAGCTACCTCGTACAGTTCTGCTTCTGACAGCTGTCCCTGTGCCTGCACTCGCAAGTCTTCTACAGTAACAAAGATTAACTCACCAATGTGTCTAGCATCAGAGAAGTCATCTTCAGTTACAAAAGAAGTTACAAGATTCAACGGGTCAACGTAGCGAATGCGGATGTTCTTATTCTCGTCAAGCAAGATACGAAGACCAGCTATCTTGTTGTCTACCAGGTCTTTAGCAATCTTCTCGTTGAGCTTGTCTACGTTATTGTCTTGGAGTATTGCCCGTGTAACGGTCTCCATTGCAATAGACTGAGCCAACTTGAAGTTAGTCTCCATATAGATTTCAAGTTCCTCCACATTCTCGGGAGCATCTTTGTAGTCTACTGGTACGCCAACTTCTTTAAGGCTGCCGAGGTTATCGCGAAGCTTCATCTTCGCCTTGAGTACTTGCTTCTCTCTGTCAAACTCTGTGATTGATGTGCTGTCAACAGGAATGAACTGAGGAACGTACGGCTGGTTAATCATCTGTCCACGAATAACTTCCGCCATCTTTGGAAGCGGAGTGGACACACCCCAGTCAAGATTCAAATAAGTAGAGTCTCCAGTGGTCGAGAACTGTTGCTTGAACTTCTCAATGGACTGAAGACCCTCTGAATACTTTCTGTTCTGGATATAGCGGCTCTTGCGAGACTCGAAAGAGAACGTAGTTCTAGATTGTTGCGCATCACGCCAAAGTGTCTTGGCGTAATCTAAAATATATTTACGACTATTCTTCTCAACAGGAGGAACAAACGAAGAAGGATATCCGTAATCTGTAATCTCAGCCATAGTTCGGGCGCATTTGACGCAAAGATATTAACAAGGTCAAGTTACGATTTTGTAAATTACATACGTCTACTGAGGTTGCCATCGTTGTTAAACTTAGGCAACCAATCACTAGCTTGATAGCGAACCTCAACCTGTATCTTAGGTTTCTTTGTAGCGATGATAGTAATACCAGAAGCTACAGCCAAGTCAAAGGGGGTCCAGTTATCTGGTTCAAACTTCTGCCAGTCTCTGATGACTTCATTGAATGGCATAAACCCACAGTTACCGAACTCATCCTTAGAACCTACGTAGTCCATAATGTAGGCCTGCGTCATATTCATAAGGGCTTCTCTGTTGTCTGTGTGCGTCATAGCGATACCACGGAAACCCTTGGACCACTTCTTCATATAGTCGGGGTCGAGTGGGTTGTACATAGAGTAGCCATCGTATCCTCTCTTGTGGAAATGGTCAAGCACACCGTACTTGTTACTCTCCGCAAGGAATGGCGAGGAGTAGAAGACAGCCTGCATAATCATATCCTCGTAAAACTCGTGCGGGTGGTTTGGACGTGATACGTACATACAGACGAACCCCATCTTAATTTTGGGCGCTGTGTGGTGCGATTCGAGTAAAGTCATCGCTGCACCCATAGAACCTGCCTCACTGTGGGAGAACGGGTCACACCCAGTCTTACAGAACTCACGGGTAGGAAACTTCTGTCCATTGCGAACCTCGAATCTATTTCTGTCCTCCTCTGGTGGCATCCAAGCTACTAGCCATCTACCAGTCTCGTCTGGCTTGAAGACTACCTGTGTGTCTTTGATTCCATCTTTCCAATAGAAGGTGCCTCGGACAACTGGGTCAATAGGCAAGTTCTTGTTGTACATAAACTGCTCATACAACTTCTTCTGGTTGTAGGTATTACCAGCGTCTGCTACTGTAAAGCAGTCATCAATCTTTATAGGATACTTGCGACGGTACGACAGCAAGTCATCACCATTCAGTGAGTTGTAGTTGTCGATGATGAAGTTACGCGTCGTGACGATATTGGAGTAACCCCATTCATCAACGAATGGTTCTCCCGTCTTAGGATGCGTACCCTCGTACCCATAATATGCTGGGAAGAATAAACGGAAAAGCCCTGAATCGGTACGTCCGTTTGGCTTGCGTTCGTTCGGGTTTGAGCGCTCCCATAACCGCATCGTTTTGTCGGATGAGTACTTCTCCATATCCTCGACCGTAGTGGTCTGAATAGAGTACCCAACGATGTTGTTACCAGACACCAAACATTCCCTGTTAATGTTCCAGCGCTCATTGATGTCAATGTTCTTAGCAGTCTTACCAATCTCGTCTCCAAAGATAAACGAACAGTACTCACCGTCAAGGGCTTCTTCCTTGGCGTTGACGTAGTATATCTCTGAGTTAAGTACTTCACGGTATTCTTTTTCTTCTACTGACTTTTTCTTTGCTTCTGCGAACCTTAGCTTCTTTGTTACTGTTGTTTCTCCTGTGTCTAATGGCTTGAACCACTTGGGTAATCTCTGCCACGATGGTATCAGTTTCCTAAATACTTTTGATGCGTCGTCTTCTGTCTTGGACTGGATAGCGAATACAGATTCTTCATTCTCTGTTGTATCCCAATAGCCAGCGGCGATGGATGCTGCGGTCTTACCAGAACGTCTGAAGGACAGGTAGATAAGACCCATACAGAACTTATCTTTCTTGGTGAACTCAATGGCGTAGAACAGGTCTCGTTGCGAGTCACGGAAGTTTGGGTTGGTACGTACGTTCCGACCATCGTCTTCCACGGTGATAAGCCAGTACTGCAGTGTGGCGTAGTGGTGTCCTGTTACGTACTCTAGATTATCTCCGTTGTAGAAGAAGAGTCCTTCGTATCTACGCTTCCATTCATTTGCTACGAACTCTACGTATTCCTGTGAACCTTCTTTAGATTCCATCTCGCGAATGAACTTCTGTGAGTACACAGGAAACTTGCGCTCAGACTTGGGCAGCCCCCAGTTCTCAATACTCTTATAGTTCTTTGGCGGCTCGGGACGAGTGAACACAAAATCCCACACAGCATCAGTGACAGTATCCCTGACGTTGTACTCGCACTTGAAGTTATCGTATGCGGACTTGCATTCTAACTCGTTCTTATTCACTGCGCTTATTCTTAATGAAGGATTCTAGCGTACCCTCTTTAGCCTCAAGACGTTTAGCTTTAGCATCAGCTAAAGCTTCTTTGTCAATCTTCTGTTGGATATTCTCCAGAGAGTCTGCTATCTTTTGATACTTCTCACCAAACTCCAAGAAGGACTTGAATAGTTTGTTGTCATCAGAGAAGTCAATGTGTGCTCTCTCAATCTGTTCTGCTAGATTATCTAGCTGTTTCTTTACAGCAAAGTATGATTTTATATACGGACTCTCATAGAACCGTATGAGCATTTCAACTAGCTCTTCTTTTGGCTTTGCCCTTAATTCCTTCTCCGTCATAATTTATTTCATTCTTATTGGTAGTAGCATTACACCTGCCGTTGCAGGTACACTCTACTGGTTTGGTCTCGCAATATAAGACCAATTTAGGAACCACAGCTCAGACAGTCGAAGTCAAAGTCTTCCTCGATTTGCTCGACGCTGACTCCCATAGCTTCTGCCATTTCTTTCTTGAGTTCGTAAATCTGTTGCTGAATGTCTAGGTCACCGTAAAGGTCACCAGACAGTTGAGACTCTAGAGCCTCTATCTGTTCTAAATAAGCTTCCATTTTATTTTCTAAATTTTGAAACCTTCTTAGCTATAGATTTCGGTTGGGATACAAACTGTTTGCCAGCACTGTTACCCTTTGCTTTCGCTGCATTGGTTGCAGCTTTCTCCCCAGAGGAGAGAGACTTCCACGCTTTCGCGGGAAGGTATCTCTTCTTTCCCTCTGATGGTTTACCGTCTGAAGTTTTCCAATCTTGCTTGGTCCACTTAGATAGGCTGTTGCTAGAAGACTTACTACCTTGGTATCCACCGCCTGACTTCTTGTATTGGGATACTGCGAGCTGTGCTTTTCTGCCGCTCCATTCCCCTGGGTCTCCACCCTTTGAGCCAGCTTTAACTTTGGCTACGATGGCTTTCCACTTGGCAGGATTAGTCTTCTTCGCTGTTGACATTTAGCAGGCCTTGCCCTTCATAGCTTTCTTAGCTGCTTTCTTAGCTACTGCTTTCTTTGCCATTGGCTTTACCATTGGCTTAGCCATAGGCTTCATCATCTTTTTCATCTTACTTCTTTTTTTTGTTGAACATTTTCTTTTCGCGAGCTTCGGTCTTCTTAGACTCTTTCTTCTCGTGCGCCATCTTAGCTTTCTTGGATGGATACTTCTCCATTCCTCCGTACTCCTTAACCTTCTTCATCTTATTTTTTCTTTAGACCACGTGTGTACTTCTGAGACTTAGGCGGCATCTTCTTGTCGGCACCAGCCCCACCCCAAAAAGCTTTGTCGGCCCAATAGGCTGCGCTCATCTTTCCTCTTGCGATGTTCTTAGCGTGACGAGTTTTGAATGCCTTACGAGCTTCGGGAGAGTAGTTGTGCCCCATCTTCTGGTCACCGAACCGAATCAACTTTACCTGCTCACCTTCCTTCGCAAGGACAATGCCTTTCTTAGTTGGGTGGCTAGGAGTCTTCTTTGGTTTGTTAACCCCAGACAGCCCGTGCTTCTGCATCAGGTTCTTTACTCTCTCGCTCGTTGCCATAGTACAAAAATAACAAACCCCCTCGAGGGGGGATTTGTCAAATTCAAAATGGCAGTATCTTAATCTCGTGGTCGTAGTGCCTACTGATGAATGTCTCGTTAGAGAGTTCGTAGTAGATATGTTCTTCTGAGACTACCACGAGCGCGGTGACAACTCGTGGCTTTTCTTCTTGGTCTGTTACCAACGTGACAATTTCACCTGGGGAGAACTTAGGGTTTATGAACATCTTCTATGGATTCTTGCTCATCGCCTGGGTCGGAGATGATGTTAGGTTTGTCTGTTGGATATTTGTGCACTTTGCCAGAGCACTCATCCCAATACAGAAATCGATAGCCGCTCATTTTGAATATAGAATCTCGATTGATTCTTCACTTAGGTAAACCTTTAGTCCTCGGGACTTGAGGATAGAAACCTGACAGCCAAGTGTTAGAGCATCCGATGCTAGGTCTACAAGAAAATCTTCAAGGAAGCTTACGTCACACTTGAAGAATCTGTTGAACAACTCTTCGTCGTACTCTCGCCCGTAGATGCCGTAAATCTTTACTAGAGCTTTTACTTTCTCTGCGGGTGGTCCACTGATTTCTCCAATCAGTTGAGACAGCACTTGGGCTTCAATCAGTTTCATACTTTGCGGGTAATGGTGCAGGGTTGACCTTCGATAATCTTCCACAGAAACTCATCTCCATCGGACGACATCCCGTAGATGTACACTCTGCGTTCACCGTGGGTGAAGTACGAGTTCTTTTCGTAGACGA